TGCCCGATATGGGACGTCATCTTTCAGAATATTAACACGTCTTACTATTCAAAGGTGTGTTGCGCTATAAATAGCCAATTCAATGAAATAACTTGGTATTATCCATCGGCTGGTTCGACGGAAAATGATAGCTATGTCAAATACAATACAGTGCTCCAGCAGTGGGACTATGGTTCTCTTGGCCGTACTGCTTGGATTGACCAATCTGTTCTTGGGCCTCCCATTGGTGCTGGGTCTGATAATTACCTTTATCAGCATGAAGTAGGCAATGATGCGGCATCTGGAACATCTACCGCTCCTATGCAATCATCATTTCAAACGGGCTTTTTCCAACTAAATGAGGCTGACAATCTGATCTTTATTGATCAAATTTGGCCAGACATGAAGTGGGGAACTTACAGCGGTACGCAAAATGCTACGGTTCAGATCACATTTTATGTAACAAATTATCCCGGCGATGCGGTAACGGCTTATGGTCCATACACCATGACGCAGGCCACTGAGTATATTTCAGTCCGTATCCGTGCGCGTCTTATGTCGATTGCCGTGTCATCTAATGATGTTGGTACATTTTGGCGGCTTGGTGCGATTCGTTACCGCTTTCAAACTGATGGGAAATTCTAATGGCTAGCCTCGATGATCTGTTAACCACCCAAAAGAACGGTGTGCAGGGCATTAACGCCCTAAACCATACCACGCAAAACATTGCGGGGACGGTAAACACCTATGAAATTAGTGCTGCAACTTACTTTGCTACAACAATTGGTTGGGTTGCGAAGGTAAGTGTCATCGTAGCTGGGTCAACAACCGGAATGATCTATGATGCTACTTCTGTAGCTACAGCAGTTAATGGTGTTCGTTTGGCTATCATTCCTAACACGGTTGGCATCTACACCATTAATATGCCCGTCAATAAGGGTATTGTTATCACTCCCGGAACCGGCATGGTTGTCGCTGTTTCATATAGTTGAGGTCGTCATGCCATTAGTTCACGGTAAATCACAAAAGACGATCAGCCACAATATTTCTGAAATGGTTAATTCAGGACATCCTCAAGACCAAGCCATAGCGGCTGCGTTAAATGTTGCTCGTTCTAAGAAGGCTTCCGGTGGCGAAATTCCTGATCCATTAACTAATACAGATGTTCCAGATCGAGCTGCACATGATTCGCGTGCCCACGTTGGTCCAATTCATGCGGCAGTTGCTGGTAGAACCGATCATTTAAATATGCATGTTCCGGCTGGATCATATGTAATTCCGGCTGATATTGTATCAGCATTGGGTGAGGGAAATACTGATGCAGGGCTTGATGTTCTGGATAGTCTTTGTCGCGATCATAATTCAAATCGCCGAAATATGCGGTCTGAAGGTGACAAAAATAGTAATGATGGGGCTCTCGCGCCTATTGTCGCTGCTGGAGGGGAATATGTTATTCCTCCTAGTGTTGTCACTTCAATTGGCGGCGGCGATATTGATCACGGCCATAATTTGCTGGACGATTTTGTCGTTTTGGCTCGCAAGGATTTAATTAAGACACTGAGTAAACTACCCGGCCCAAAGAAGGATTAATAAATGCAAATTGTTGAGACCAAAAAGCGTGTTCGTCTGTCAAAGAGCGCACGGAAAAACCGCAAAATTGAGTTAATTACTACCCCTGCGCGTGTCAGGGTTGCTACCAAAGACGATCTATTTGGCATTATGGACTTGGCTCGAATTGTTCATAAAGAGAATGGATTATTTGACTTCAACGACGCTAAAGTTGCTGAAGCCTTGTGGCCACAATTGACACAAAGCAATGGCATCATTGGTGTTATTGGGCAGAAGGATAAGTTGGAGGGGTTGGTTGTCCTAAGAGTGGCTAACTATTGGTATTCAGAAAAACAGTTTCTTGAAGAAATGTGTGTTTTTGTGCATCCAGATTATCGGAACGCCAAAGAATCAAGGGTTCAGAAACTGATTGAATTTGCTAAGAAAGTTGCGACAGACCTTGAATTGCCTTTGATGATTGGGGTTTTGTCAAATACAAGAACAAGTGCTAAGATAGCACTCTATGAGCGTAACTTTGGTGAACCCGCTGGGGCGTTTTTCCTATGGGGCGCGAAAACAGGTTCTACTGACGAAGAAGTAGATTGAGGGTTATACGATGGGTTCCAAGGGTTCAGCCACTACTACGTCCACGAGTGCGCCTCCGCAGGCAGTTCAGGATATGTATAAATACATAACTGAACAGGGCAAAACCCTTCAGCAGCAACCTTATCAGCAATATCAGGGACAACTGGTCCCTGATATTAATGCGACTCAGCAGGCTGGTATTAATCAGGCTCAACAGTATTCTGAAGCGGCCCAACCTTATCTTCAACAGGCTGGTCAGATGACGCAGCAGGCTGCGGCTGGATATAATCCACAGAACTTCAGTCAGGGCGTTTCGGCATATATGAGCCCCTATATGCAGCAGGCCATGGGCGCGACGGCGGCTCAATTGCAGAACGTCAATCAGCAACAGCAACAGCAGCTATTAGGTCAAGGCATTAGCCAAGGCGCATTTGGTGGTGATCGTGGCAAGATTGCTCAAGCCGCATTGATGAACCAACAGAACCTAGCTATGGGCCAGACACTTGGAAACATGGCCAATCAGGGTTATCAATCCGCTGCTCAAAATTATATGGGTGGATTAACGGCTCAAGGTCAATTGGGCGCTCAATATGGCAATATTGGCAATCTTGCTCAAACGGCTGGCATGACTGGTGCGCAACAGTTGTCATCGGCGGGGGCTATTCCGTATGCTGTTCAACAGGCCCAGAACGCGGCTGGCTATCAACAGTTTGCTCAACAACAGGCATATCCTTGGCAAACATTAGGTAGCCTTGCAAATATGGCTTCCGGCCTTGGCGCTGGTCAGGGTGGCGTAAGCTCCACGACTTCTCCGGGTCCAAATACCATGAACTCAATCATGGGCCTTGGTACTTCATTGCTTGGATTTATGACGCCATCGGATGAGCGCCTTAAAGAAAACATGGAGCCTATTGGTAAGACATTTGATGGTCAGAACCTTTATAAGTACAATTATAAAGGCGACCCAAAAACTCAAATTGGTTTAAGTGCTCAAGAAGTTGAAAAACATCATCCTTCTGCTGTTCATAAAACCGACGAAGGCATTCGTATGGTCGATTACAATGACGCAACAAGCCATTCGGCTGATCGCGGTCATTTTGCATCTGGTGGTTCGTCAATGGGTGGACTTGTTCCAGAAAGCATGGAACGTCACCCATATGCTCAAGGCGGTTATAGTCAAATTCCATATGCTGATGATCCATTATCGGAAGAAATGGCAGCGTTAGCTAAGATTACGCTTGGTTCATATATTCCTCAAATGAAAGAAATTAAAGCCGGTGGCATTGGTATCCCTGATTATCCCGGTCGGTATGAAGATAAGCCAATGGATACATCTGGCATTGAAGGTTTTGGTAAGGCTTATAAGAAGTATAGCGCGGCTACCTCTCCCTCATCGGTTTTGCCAATTTATATTAACGGAGATAGCGGTATTGGTGGTGCTTTAGGCCAAGCCATGTATGCCACTGGCGGTCTTGTTCCTCGCATTCCACATGCTGATGGCAGTTCTGCTGATCCAGAAAAAACTGTTCCCGCAGATCAAGGATTTTTGGGGGGATTAGGATCATCTATATCTAAGGGATTGGGTAGTGTATTTGGTTCAGATACTCAGCCTAGCTTGGTTTCTAATGTATTTAACAAAGGTCAACCTTTGTCGGATGATGCACGTCAGGCTATTATGGCGGCTGGCTTTGGCATGATGGCAAGTCCATCTCCATTCCTTGCTCAGGCCATTGGTCAGGGCGGACTGACTGGCATGAATACCTATGCCAAGCAAAAGCAGATCAACTATGAAACGCAGAAGGCTTTGGCTGAACAGGCTTTGAAGGGCCGTGAGATTGGCGTTCAAGAGCAAGGTAATGTCTATAAGGGACAGGAAGTTCAAAATGCGATTATTACAAATCGCATGACCGCCCTTCAGCAATTGAGAATGCAAAAAGCATCTTATATTGAGAATGGCCAACCTGTTCCTGAAAATATTCAAAGCGGAATTGATAATTTGGCCTCATCACTTGCTACGTTCGGCGTTAGCGGGGCTGGTGGAACTCCTGTTTCCTCGATATATGCCCCAGCCGCAGTTGCTGGCGCAGCGGTTGCTGCACCAAATCCGAAGGAAATGCTTCCAATTACTGCCCCAGCTTCATCAGTTAGTGTAACGCCAGCTCCAGCGGTATCCTCATCAAAGCCAGCGGAGGTTCCATCTGCTGTTGCTCCAGAAGTTAAAGCTGAGTCAAGGGTAGCAGTTCCAGAGGAGCCTCCAAAATATGGATTACCTAGAATTAATGATCCATCCTTTTTGACCTCACTTGATCCTAACAATAATCCAAAAACTTTGCGTGATCGTGCCGCATTGATTTCTGGAGATGATCCTAAGGCTGCTGAGAAACTGCGTGAGCAAGCAACTAAGGCCCAAGACACTATGCTTGAAAAGGGCGTTGGCGTTGGCCCCAATGGCGAACTGATTAAGGTTCCGGGTTGGGATCAATGGAAATCTATGCAGGAAAACGTAAAGAGCAATTCGGAATGGTTTAATAAACAAGCCAGCGATGCACTTTCACGTCAAAATTCTAGGCAGCAATTGGCTTCAATTTCCAAAATTGTGGAAAATTTTAAGCCAAATGCTTTTGCAGAACAGTTTGCCAACATTCAGTCTTCGTTGGATGCGATTGGTATTCCTGTTCCAGATTCGGCTAAAGTAAATGCAGTGGCATTTCAATCTTTCTTGAAAGATACATTACGTCAAATTTATAGCGACGTTAAGCAGTATTCTGGCGGTGTAAAGGTTGCTGAATTGGCTGGGCTTGAAAAGCAAGCTCCAAGTGCAACTCTTCAGCCCGGAACTGTTGAAAATATTATGTCTCAGCTTCAAGGTTCATTGAATTTTGCTGACAAGCATTTTTATGATGCCCTTGATTTCCGCGATAAAAACAAGGGGGCATTTGATCAGGCAGACTTTGAGGGTGAGTTCAATAAAAAGAATAACCTGACAAAATATACTGATGATGCCTTGAAAGACATAGCCGTTTATGGTGCCGCTCCAACCAACAAAGCAAGTTTTGTTCCGGGTAAAACATATATTTTAGATCAGGGTCCAAATGGTGAGCCAGTTAAGCCTCATAAGAAGAGGTTTATTAAGTTTTCCGCAAAGGGTAATCCAATATTTGCTGATGTTGAATAGGTGATACATGACTGATGTTTCTGAAACGGAATACAATTGGACAGAACCAGATGTGAAGCCAACTCGTCGTTGGTCATCTGATATTCCTTCAAATGAAGCCGCCCCATCAGCCGGTGTTGGCACTGAATATCTATACAATGTTCCTCCATCTATTAGTGAGGATGTTAGAAAATCAATGGCAAGCCAAGCCAAATACATTCCGGGAGATATTGCTTCCATTGTTGGCGGTGCTGGCGAATTGATGGACGTGGCTAAGGCGAAGGCTGCAAAGTATTTAATTGGGTATCCGGCTGAATATCTTGGCTATGCTAAACCGGGTACTTCAGAAGCGATTGAAAAGGAAATGGCTCCACAGCAAGGTGCTGTTACTAATTCTATTTTGGGAGTTCCATTTCCAACTCCTTATGGAATGGAAGAGGCAACACGCGCTGTTACTCCGTCGTCTTTGGAATATGAACCACAAACCACTACTGGTAAACTAGCGGGGTCAGCTACTCGAGTTGGCGGCGGAATGGCCCTTACAAGTGGATTGGGTGCATTAACAAAGGCTCCTGAAGTAATTGAGGCCGCTACGTCCGTTCCATCAGCAGTGAAAGAGTTATTGGGTACTACGGGTAAGACGGCAGTAAAAGAAGGCGCTATTGGAGCCGTTAGCGGAGCCGCATCTGAATTAGCTGGTCAGGTTGCTGAACAAACTGGATTTGATCAAGTTGATCCATATGCCAGATTTTTGGGTGGCACGATTGGTTTAGCTGGCGGTCATTTAATGTCGCGTGGCGTTAGGTATCTTTTGCCAGATGTTGAAGGTCAAGCAAAACTTGTGAAAGCTATGGGTGAGGATTTTGCAACTGGACAATCAAAGATCAGTCCAGATGATCTACAAAAAATGATTGATAATGGCTATAAGCCAACTCCTTGGGATGTCGTTGGCCCCCGTGGTGAAGAGCTTCTTAAAAAAATGGGGTTTAAAACGCCTGAATCAAAGGCGGCAGTTAGAAAATTAAATGAAGAAATGATTGCTCGTGGAGATGCGGCTGCGGGTAATGTTTCATCGTATCTTGAAGATAAAATAATGGGCACGGAATTAGATGCTCCTGCTTTGCAATCAAAGATAGACGCAGAAAATAAAGTTCAAACTGGCAAAATCTATGATTTAGCTAATTCATCAATGAATGCTCAAAATGTATTTTCCCCTAAATTAAGGGATTTAATGAAAGTTGATGACTTTAAAAAAGCAATGAAAGTTGCTGATTCTGTTGCATCGGACCCCGCATTAGGAATTAAGGTTGGAACTGATTCCCCCCCTAACTTGATGTATTGGGATCAAGTAAAACGCAGTTTAGATGATCAAATATCAACTGCCATGCGTGGCGGTTCTAAGGATGAGGCACGTCGTTTGTTAGGCTTGAAGGGACGATTGGTTGGGGAGCTTGATTCAATTGTTCCTGAATACGCTAACGCGAGAAATGCAGCATCAGAAGCATTTGGGTCATCAAACGCTATTGAATCTGGTTATAATTCAATCAAAAATATGAATGCTTTTAAAGCATCTGATTTTTTTGATTTACGAAAAAGTTTAAATTCAGAACAGCAAGAACTTATGGCTACTGGTGCTGCCAGTGCTATGAAAGAGTATATTGATAATAATGGTTTAGATAAATTTTTGCAGCTTGTTGATAAGCCGTCAATTGCTAGTCGAGCTAAAATTATTTTAGGTGATGATAGGTTTGATAAACTTGTTGGAAATGCTCGTGTTCAAAATACTCTAGCAAAAGTAGGTCAAGTTGCTTCACAAGATGCTAAGGGCGGCTTGGGCCTTTGGGAGGGTGTTGGCGGAGCTGCTGGTGCCTTAGCTCAAGGTGCTGGGGCTACCGTTCTTCAAGGTCAAGCGCCATCTGCTGGTCAAATAGCCGCATTTGTTGGGGGTGCTATAGCGTCGGCTGCGGCGAAGGGAACTTTAAACTTTGCCCAAAATCGTGTCGCCAACAGTGTCGTAAAACTTATGGCTTCAAATGATCCAATTAAGTTAGAAAAGTTAGCGGGAATGGCGCAGAAGGATTACGCTGTATCATCAATGTTGGATAAGATTGGCGATTTGTCGCAAAAGGCACTGCTTCTTAACTCTCGCGTTAATCCACCATATGAATCTGAACGTCAGGGTCATAAGGCTGGCGGTAAAGTTGGTGGTTTTACGGCAGAATCACTATTGCGTGATTTGAAGCGTCGTCAGGTTATGTTGGCAAGCAAAACTGAGCATATGCTTTCATTACCCGACGACGCAGTTGTTCAAGCATTGGATGCGGCTAAGCGTTAAGCTAAGTCCACTTTAGCTATTTGATTTGCTATGTCGGACATGATCCGAATGTCTGCGAAATTACCGTCAACCGGCCTTGAAAACTGGGCTGAATGTGCTGACGTTGTGATCACATCACGATACAGTTCAGGGTTAAGGCGGTCCTCGCTAACTTTGGCTAACGACATGCACATAAGCATGATCGAAATGTCATGCGCCGTTACCTCTTTCTCAAGCATTACAGAGGCCATTAGGGATGCTTTGGTAATGGCTGGTACTAAGTCACCATTTTTGGCGGCATTGGCCTCAGCGGCCTTCTGTGAGCCCTCAATAAACTGACGCCAGTTCAGCGGGGTACTATCGTTCCATCTAGCTTTCGTTTCCATTTTGAGTTCTTTCCGTATGGGAGTGGAGTTTTTGATTGCTTCAAACCTAAAGTTGATGATTTCGTTCGTTTCGCTTTCGTTATTTGTTTCATATCCTCCTTGGTCTTTACTGTTGCGCAGGCTTTGCACGTAAGACGTATATTCTCGTCCGTATCCGATCCTGCAAGTGCCAGCGCCCGGACGTGTTCGAAGATAAAATGACCGGCCCTCAACTTGACTGAGCAGATCATGCATTTGCCATGTTCTCTTTCCCATATTGCTAATTTCCTTCTGGGAGAAAGACTGCCCCTGCTCGTCGTTCCAACATCTATTATCTCATTCATTGAAGGAAAACCCTTTTATTTCCTTGAAATTTTCCCTTGGTATTAAGTAGCAAATCGCATCGTAATCCCGTGGATCATTTCTATTCCGTTGACCAGATTTGCGTGACTTGTATTGATTGTGAAGAATATCAAGATAGCCAAAATAATCCGGCCATTTCACAACCAACAAAGCTGGCAAATTCGTTTCTTCCGATAGTTTCAGGCCGTGGTCTATGTCAGACTTTGTACAAATATAGGTGTCGAAGTCTTTATATGGCTTGCTCTTGGTTTTAACTTCAATAAAACCAATAATTTCACCATGACGACGACACCTAAAGTCGAAAATGCTGTAATCACCAATTTTTTCATATTCAAACTTCCACTTATCACTCAAGAACTCAATGATTTGATGTTCTCGATCTAAATCGTATGGTGTTTGATATGGAATGAATGGCGACAACATTACTGGAACTTATTTCCAGCGCGTTGATTAGCTTGCTCGCTCCTCCACGCTTCAATGATTGTATCGCACTTGTTACGTTGAGCCCTATGCCATTCATCTGCCTCAATAGCGGCAACCTCTTGGTCACAAGCCTCTTTATAATCACCGTGCGCCTCAGCCCAAGCATCACGCATTGCTACAGATGATTCTGGGGAACGAAGAATTAAGTTAGCCTTGGTGCGCTTCCGTGTGAATTCTGCTCGCACCCTATTGGCGCGAGCAGAAGCAGTTTGGTCAGTAGATGTTGCCAAATACTGAAGGGCATCTTCAACCCATACGTCTTCAATCAGTTTCGACGTTGTTTTCATAGTGACGTTCAATCCTTGGTTTGAGCGCCATCCAGCACTCTACGTTTTGATTCGGTGTTGGAAGGGCATCAAGAACGACAAGAATTTCGTTATCCTCAAGCCAGCCAGTTCCAATGATTGTCTTTTTAGTTGATCCATTTCGATCGGTTTTATAAGATAGAACAGTCCACTTTTCAGGCCAATTATCATCAATTTCCATATATTCTAACGGGCGAAGAATCACCCTACAGAAATTGTCTGTATCAGGCAGGGGAAGTGCTTCAAGCAAGATATTAATAGTGTCTCGCCTAGTGCTAGCCCCCTTCCCAATTACGATGCCACGGGGCTCATTCGTAATCGGGTCAGGACGATAAGAGACAGCTTTCCAATCAAACCTAAAGGTTGGATCAGAACGGGATGTGATCGTCGATATCAACTGCCGCGCTGACTTGTCGTTGTCCACCGTCAAGTCGATTGTTCTGATCGGCTTTTTGGAAACTGCATGAGAGAAACTTTTCACCATTACGATCTACCTTAATCCACACTGCCAATTTGTAATCTTCGCCATCTACTTTAACGGATCCAGTATAACTTGGATGCTTATCTTGAGTTTTATATTTGTTTTTGAACGCCGATCCGCTCATATCTTTAACTTCATAATTAGACATTTTTAACCTCCTTAATTGCAGCGATTTTAGTTGAGCAAGCCTTCGACATTTCGGCGTATTCAACATTGTTTGGTAAGATTGCTAATGTAGTGCGATTTTCATTCTCGCTAGACCAAAAAGCCCGAACTTCCTTTTCATCCCGGCACATTTCAAGCGTTGAGATAAAGAGCTTAACGTAGTTAGTAACGTCTTTTGCCGCCAGCGAACCTTTTGGAAGAATAATCTTTTTGGCAGATTCTTTCTTTTCGGCTGGCTTCTCAGGCTCTTTATTCGCTGGTGCCTTTTCAGGCTCCTTACTTGTTGCCGCCTTATCGCCCTCATCCTTTTCAGGATCGTCTCCCGTCTCAATCTGGAACAGTTTAAACAAGAGATATTTGTTGGCTCCCGTAAGAGCCTTATAAATACCCTTATCGCCAACACTGCCTGACTTTGACTTATCGTTGCCACAACCAACAGCAATGATTTTGTCGGGCCAAATCTCACCAGATGTGTGGGCCAGTGTGTATTCCACAGTGACCGTTGTGTTGCCGTGGTTATCGATTGAACTAACATTTCCAATGCTTGGAATAAGAACTAAACCGTTGGCAATCATGGATGGACGAAGTGATTCAAGTAGCGATGATTCGCTGGCATATTTGTAGTTGTGAAATTTGTTTTCACTGCTTTTTTGAACGTATGAAACGTCCTTCATAACCTCGTTTAGTGCCTTGATGATGTTTTTCATCTCGTTACCTTACCGTTAGTGTTTCGCCGCCATTTGACAGCGTTGCGCCGGGAACGTCTTCGCCAGCCTTTAGCTTTTCACCAATCAACGTCTTGTTCGGTTCGAACTTGATACGCATAAATTCATTGGGGATCAAGCCCTCATCCACAATTTGTACCGATAGTGGTTTTTGTTTCAATGAAACAGTACCATTGGCAGCCTTAACCGTTTTCATATCCGCAATTTCCAACATACGGCGAAGCAGGGCGCGGATCAAATCAACCTTTGCCGAATGGCGTTCAATCCGGTCGTCCATACGCGCGCGCGATATTTTAATACCTTCTATATATCCTTCTGTTATAGATAGTTCTAATAAACACTTATTAATAATATCTATATAATCAGTAGAACCTTCTAATATATCTGATTTAAAAGTATCATCATCTTTTAATTCAGGATTATTAATATATATGTTAGCCAGTAAGTTAGTTATTTCATGTTCTATTACAGGTAGTGTTAATTTAATATTATATAAGTTTATATTATTATCCTGCGCGTGATGGGTAGGTTTTTTCATTGGCTAACACCCTTGTTTGTTCGTTTTCGGTGTGATACTAATTGCACTCAACGCAAGGATTGTCAAATGATTGAACGGCTCGATCCCCCACTACCTGTGATTACCCCCAAGGGCAGTGCAATGGCGCATTTCCTTATGGATTATGGTTTTGAGCACCATTTGATGTGGATTTGTTTTCAAGATGAAACGGGAGAATGTTGGACATGGGAAAACCCCCTGATTCGGATACAACCAAACACGACGGCAAACCGGTCGGGGACGTCAGACATACGCCTCCCCACCCCATGAAAGCCTTTCGCAAAAAACATTTTATCACGCTTGATGATTTGTCTTTTCAAACGGGAATTTCGATGGCATCCCTGTCCAGAATTGAACGATATAAACAATACCCATTGATTAGTGCAGCAAAGAAAATCATTGAAGCATCAAAGGGTTATCTTAAACCAGAAGATTTTTTTGGAACAAAAGCATGATACAATTAACGCTTCCTCTGGCCCCGTCGGTTAATGCTCTTTGGCGTATAACTGGCTCCAGAATGTATAAGACTAAAGTTTACAAAGATTGGCTTGAGGAAGCCGGTTGGATGGTAAAACAGCAGACCAAACAAACGATTGATGGTGAATATGCCCTTCACATTAGGGCTAGAAAAACTAACAAACGCCGTGACTTGGATAACATTTTGAAGGCCACCAGTGACCTACTCGTTAACCTTCACATCGTAGAAGACGATTCGCAGTGCATGGCTCTGGCTGCGGAATGGGCCAAAGAATCATCGGAGCCAATGGTTGTAACAATTTATAAAATAGGCGAACCAGATGACACAAAACTTCAGAAGCTACAGTGAACTTCGAGCGCATTATTTAGCGGTCAGGAAACGATTGGGAGGACTGGGTAGGTCTGCCGGTCTTGTCCCGATTCAATCGCTTGAAGAACCTAAAATCACATCGGTTCAGATTGAGAAAAAACCTGAAATTATTTTCAAAGTGGACAGCATACCTAAAAACAACTTTTCAAAGTTGTTGATCAAAATCGCACAAAAACACAATGTTGAGCCAAACTCTCTGATTTATCCTGATAGAAGGCCGCAAATTGTTAAAATTAGGCGAGAGGTTGTCTATTTTGCGATTAAGGATTTGAACTATTCAGCGAATAGGGTTGCTCGCTGGCTACAACGTGACCACAAATCAATCCTTCATGATTTCAATTGTTATGAGCGCGACAATGCAACACAAACTGCGTGATTATCAGGAAGATGCAATCGTATCCCTTCGCCAGTCACTTAAATCTGGAAAACAGAGACCAGTGCTACAGGTTCCAACGGGTGGCGGAAAGACTGCCATTGCTGGAAATATCATCAATATGGCGCTGGAAAAGGGGCGGAGAGTTATATTCTGCGTCCCGGCTATTAGCCTTGTTGACCAGACTGTTAAATCATTCGAACGAGATGGCATCTTTGATATTGGTGTCATGCAAGCGTATCATGAACGTACCGATCACACGGCTCAGGTTCAGGTGGCTTCGATCCAGACACTGATGCGTCGCAATGTGCCAGATTGTGGCTTGGTCATCATTGATGAGGCCCATGTCCTGTTTAAGTTTTACGAAAAGTGGTTTGAGAAACTGGCCGCAGATCGAATACCAGTTATTGGATTAACGGCCACTCCGTGGGCCAGAGGCATGGGTAAGCTGTATGATGACCTAATCATAGGAACGACCACAGAGCGGTTAATTGATTCGGGATACCTATCTAAGTTTCGTGTCTTCGCTCCGGCCCACCCAGACCTGACTGATGTTAAGATCGTCAAGGGTGACTATGAGACTAAAGGATTATCTGCGGCCATGCAGGAAGGTACTCTTGTGGCCGATATTGTCTCAACGTGGCTAGAGAAGGGTGAGGATCGGCCAACATTGTGCTTTGGTGTCGATCGTGCTCATGCCAAGAAAATACAGCAGCAGTTTTTAGAATCGGGCGTTCCAACTGGGTATATGGATGCCTTTACAGAACTTGAAGAGCGTAAAGAAATTGCCAAACAATTCGCAGATGGCAATTTAAAGGTTGTTTGTAATGTAGGTGTCCTAACCACTGGCATTGACTGGGATGTTCGTTGCATCATTTTGGCGCGGCCTACACGGTCTGAGATTTTGTATACACAGATCATTGGTCGGGGGCTTAGAACGGCTGAGGGCAAAGATAATTGCCTGATACTGGATCACAGCGACACAACGATTCGGCTTGGTTTTGTGACAGATATTCATCACGAGACACTGGATTCTGGCGATAAAAAAATCGCCAGCAAATATGAAAAAGAAGCGCCGTTACCGAAACCCTGTCCAAAGTGTACTTTTGTTCGCCCGCCAAAAACACAGGAATGCCCGGCGTGTGGCTTTAAAGCTGAGTATGTTTCAAAGATAGAGACAGAAGCCGGTGAACTGTTAGAGATGGCGCCAAACAAGAAGCAGATTGCTAAAGATTGGCCAGCAGATGCAAAACGAATTTTTTATGCGGAACTTCTTGGTCACGCTCAAATCAGGGGATATAAAGATGGTTGGGCTTATCATGCTTACCGGCAGCGGTTTGGAGTTGGCCCGGCGAGTAAGCCATCGCCTATGATGCCATCAGCCGCAACATCATCTTGGATACGTCATCTCAACATCGCCAAGGCTAAACAGAGAGAGAAAAATGAATTACGAAACAGCGACACGACTGACCAACGGAAAGTGGCATAGTATCCTTCAACATGTAGGGGTCGATGGGAAATATCTTACTGGCAAACACTGCCCATGCCCTATTTGTGGTGGGACGGATCGTTTTCGCTTTGATGACAAGCAAGGCAATGGCGGCTGGATATGCTCTAACTGCGGCGCTGGTAATGGCTTTTCCCTTATTTCCAAAGTGAAGAATACATCAGCCAGTGAAACGCTCAAATTAATAGAACCTTTAATACCATCAGCTCAAATTAAAGCGCATGTTAATAAGCCAGCGTTTGACGGAAAAGTCCAAGCCGAACGGTTCTGGAAGAGCACAGTAGCGGTCATGGAGGGTTCTCCGGTATGGAACTACTTAACTAACAGGCTTGGCGGCTTCTACGCCTCCCCAGCCATCCGTGAGGGGCATACAACACATCCAGAGGGTGATTATCGGTCGTATTTCGTAATGGCGGCAAAGATAAGTGATGTGAATGGCCGTGGCGTGTCCGTACATAAGACGTACTTACTCACAAACGGTGAGCCTGCGGGTTTTTCGCGCAATAAACTCATAACTGCCGGGACTATACCAGCGGGGTCAGCCATTCGATTAACGGATCCAGCCGAATCAATGGGCATCGCTGAGGGCATTGAAACAGCAATGTCGGCCAATATTTTGACCGGCATACCAACATGGTCTGCAATCAGCGCCCCTATATTAAAACAGTTTCAACCTCCAAAAATTTGCAAATTCTTAACGATTTTCGCGGATAACGATATTAATTTCACGGGGCAATCAGCTTCATATGAGTTAGCCAGACGTTTGAAGATGACTAATCCGGAAATGAGGATTGAAGTTCGTATCCCGCCAAAAGTGGGTGATTGGAATGATATTTTAAGGGAAAAGCGAAATGATCAACGAATTTAATGTGAAATATCAAAGCGAAACAATGTTTACCGTTTTGCACGATGAAAAAGAAATAGCTTGGTGCCAGTGGTCCCCGGTTTATAATTTGTGGCGGGTGTTAATGCTATCAGATAAGCGTATTCATCATTTGGCAGATATGATGGAAATAATGAATTTATGTTCCGACGAAATAGGCTATTGACACATTCTGTGGATGCGTTTATAACAAGCTCATCAACAACGGCCTACGGGCAACCAACGGAGACGACAATGCATCCTCTGGCAATCGATGAAGAGTTCGACCTTAGCCTTGACCCTGAATATGAATTTAACGGCAAGAAACTTTGGGTTGATGCTAAGTTCCACATCCTTTATGGCGGCACTTGTTGGGAGGATGCTGATTGGGAAATTGAGTGGGTCATCATTAACAGCGTTTACGATGGCGAGAATGAGATTAACCTTTCGGCTGAGGATGAGATTGCTTTGACGAGCATTATGGTTGAATCCACCAAAAAGATTGAGCGCTACGTTGAATCAGAAATTATGGATAGGGGGTATTGACGCATTCAGTGGATGCGTTTACACAAGAGACATCAACAACGGGGCTGAGGCCCAACTTAAGGAGACTACAATGAGCAACGCAACTGACTACACCGCAATGAACACCGCAGAAGTCATCGACGCAGCGGCTTACCTCAAAGCTCAGATCAAGGAGCTGACTGCTCAGTTCAATGCAGCGGAAGAAGTTATTCGCGAGCGGGCTACTGGCAAGGAAGTTTCGGGAAACATCTTTAAGGCTGTATTCTCAGAGGGTTCAGTTCGCTGGAACCTTGATACGGATAAGGTCAAGAAAGAAATGGGTGAAGATTGGTGGATGAAGAATTGCAAGGTTTCCACTCCAAAACCATCCCTGACGTTCAAGATCAACGTGCAATGATAATCCCATTGTTCAAGACAAAACGGAAAACGGGGGCTACTGGTCCCCGTGTCCAATCTTGGATGATAACAAGCAACGTATTTATGCTGGCCAACAGTCCAGTTCTATCCATCATCCAAATTGATAAAGGTTACATGAAACATGGTATCGAAGAGCGTAACAGGGTTTGCCAGACTATCGCCTGAAGATCGGAAAAAGGTAGCTTCTCTTGGTGGAAAAACAGGTGATCGCAACAAGTTCACATCTGAAACAGCGTCAGCCGCTGGAAAGATTGGCGGAAGAGCAAAAAACCCTAATAAAGGTGGAAAAAGAAATAAGGGCGCGGAAGAATGAAGGAAGATGAGTAATGCGTGGAAATCATAATGCGGAACGCTTCCAAAACGTTAGATGTGGAGATTGAAATTGCTGACGCATGAAGAACTAACCAAAACACTGTATGAGGCCTATCGTTTGCAGGCGAAGGATATGGACATGGTAATGCGTCCTTGGGAAGAGCAATCTATAGCTGTTAAAAAGTGTTGGTCAGCCGTGGTTGATTCCGCGTGGGAGCACGTTGAGGGTGAGAACGCCCAATGGGCGCAATCGTCACAGTCTGAGCTTGAAGACGTGCGAGGCCTCGTGGTCGAGTTTATGGCCAAGGCAGAGAAAGTTTTAAAATGATGAAACATTTTCATGATTTTAATGATTGGTTGGCTAGGCATACAGTTGCGGCAATGTCATCAATGTTTTGCGTATATTTGTTCATGCTGTGGTCACTATTGCCATCAATCGATAAGGGGTGGGAACAGATAGTATTTTATGTGTCGGGTGGTGTTATCCAGCTCGTGGCGCTGCCATTGATTATGGTTGGCCAGAAACTTGAGGGAAGAGATAACGATCGGCGTTCAAAGCAGGATCATGAGATGCTTAAACGGATTTTAAAGCACGTCGAAGGGGAAAAATAATGTGCGTTAGGTCTAGTGTAACACCAAAGGAAAAGAAGCAGATGGCGACTAATAAATTATGGGGCGGCTCAAAGCCAGAACTGTTAGAGGAGACGAATGGTATGGATGTGGCAGATGAAATTGTGTTTTTAAACCGTGAAGTTCGCCGACTGTCATCGGTTTGTTCAGAGTATCGAAAGGAAATTGATAAATATGAAGATATGTTTTCCAATTCTCGCAGTTTCCTATATGATTTAAGAGCCATTGCGATTGGTTCAAACTTGTTGCCGACTGATCAGGCAATTGTTGAAATGATTGATAAAAGATTAAATATTGGAGAATGATGCAATGGGTAAGGGAAAGGCACCCGGAAATGCTACAAATATGTATGATCCGGGATATAAAGTTAAACTCAGGACATTGAGGCAGGAACGGAAAAACAAACAAATTAGCTCTGCATTATCTGGCGAACGGCCAAAAGTAACATTACCGAAATTCTCGTGGGATAAAGAAAATGACAAAATATAAAAAACCTGAGTGGGATCAAATCACGGTTAGCGATTTTAGCGAGCATGATCTACCAAAATGGTTGTTTAGCACTTATAAACAGAACACGTTTACAAAGTTCCTCCATATGTTGGATCATTACAATAATATAGGCGAAATGTATGATGCTGGGCCTTGGGATTGGCTTGAGCAGCCAGCAGTTGGATATAAAACGGTTCAGTTAGCCACACATATTATTAACCACTACGCAGGTGTCAGGATGATTCCTAGCTTCACATCAGTGGTCCAAATCCAAGAGATTGGGGAATATGTGGAATTTCTCAAATTAAAAACAGCATTAGAGGTGCTTACTGAGGTTGCAAAGAAAGCCGAAAAAGAAGTTAAACGATAAATGTGCGGTATTTAGATACCGTAAAATGCCATAAACGCATCTATGGAGTATCCCATGTCTGATCAATTAATGACTAATAAGGTTTACGAGCGACAGGCGTGGGATCACTACGAAACGCCGGAATGGTGCACTGAAGTTCTGTTGAGGTATGAGGATTTTAAATGCGTGTGGGAGCCAGCAGCAGGGAAGGGCGCAATAGCCAATGTGCTAAAGGATGCTGGCGTGGATGTGTATTGCTCAGACATACACGATTACGGCTTTGGCTATGATGTAAAAGATTTTCTATTAACATGGGAAAATGACGGAAGAGACATAATAACAAACCCACCATACGCTGAAGATTTAGCCGATCAGTTTATCAATCATGCATTGCTGTTGACTAAGAACTATGGTGGCAAAGTGGCCATGCTATTACGGAACGAGTTCGACTGCGCCAGTAGCAGGAAATCAATATTCGGTACAGATTCACCATTCGCTTGCAAGATAGTCCTGACACGCCGTCCCAAGTGGATTGAAGGTAGTACAGGAGCGCCACGTCATAATTATGCGTGGTACATATGGGATTGGCAATGGAACGGTTTACCAAACATTGTTTATGATAAATGAACCATATTTTAGTTCATTTATAAGGTAATACAATACCTTAAAAAACCGTAAAAATAGGTGGGAGTATTGACTAATAACATTGCAATGTTTGTAAGGCGTTGTGATATAAAGGAAAAATCAAACTTTATGGAATTACCATGCCAAGACCAAAGAAGCGCAAACAAATGGGGCGTCCATCACATACAGTGACGGATGCGACTAAACGGGCAGTCAAGCTAATGGCTGCGGCTGGGTTGTGGCAATATGAGATAGCTGAGGCAATGGGCGTCAATGAAAAGACGCTAGTGAAATACTACGATCTTGAGCTGAGAACCGGCTGGGCTGATACAATGACACTGGCGACAGGCGTGCTAGTGAACGAAATGACTGAAGGCACAGACAAGGCAGTTGATGCGGCTAAGTTCTTCCTGAGCAAGCGCGGCAAGGGACGTTGGAACGAGGTTAAGCAAATGGAAGTGTCTGGACCGGGTGGCAGTCCTATTGCAATGCGCCAGATTGACATCGATGTGCTTGATATTGAGGAACAGGAACAGCTTGAGGCGATGCTGACGGCTGTATTGTCTTTACCGGCTCCTGATGAGATCGTTATTGATCCAGATGATGACGAATACGAAGATGCTTGATGTAACCAAAATATCTCGTGATGAAGCTTCATTGCTATTGTCGCAGCTTGGCCAGCGTCGAATGGAGCGCAGCCTGTATGACTTCGCGCAAGGTGCATGGTCTGTAATAGATCCCGCTCCATTCATTGGTGGCGGTTTTGCTATGCAAGCGGTGTGTGACCACCTACAGGCATGTGCTGATGGTAATATCCGCAACCTGATCATTAACATTCCGCCCCGTTTTAGTAAGTCCACGTTATGCGGTGTGTTGTTCCCGGCTTGGGTATTTGCCCAGCCTGAGAATACGCCAGTATCGGGCAATGGTGTGCAGTTCCTGCATGCATCGTATAGCCAGACGCTTGCCTTGCAGGACAGTTTGAAGTGTCGCCGTTTGCTTGAGAGTGATTGGTACACGTCAAAGTGGGGCGAGCGCGTTCAGGTGGCCAGTGACCAGAACACCAAGAGCCAGTTTGATTTAGTATCGGGCGGCAGGCGTATGACAACATCGGTTGGTGGTTCAACTACTGGTTTGGGCGGCCAGTTCCTGATTTGCGACGATCCCAACAATGCCCGTGAAAGCAACTCTGAAGCTGTGATCATGTCTACCATTGAATGGTGGGACATGGCTTGGTCTACCCGTTTGAACGATCCAAAGACTGGATGCCGTGTTGTCGTGCAGCAAAGACTAAATGAGCGGGATATTACCGGGCATATATTATCGCAAGATATTGGTAACTGGACGCACCTGATGTTGCCAATGGAGTTTGAGCCAAACCGGCGTATCTACACAGTTTTGGTCCCAGCCGATAAGAATGATGGCGAGAATGATATTGTGTGGACCGATCCACGCAAGGAAGAAGGCGAACTGTTATGGCCGGAGCGGTTTGGTCCTCAAGAAGTTGATAACCTTAAGAAGACGCTTGGACCGTATGGAACGGCTGGGCAGTTGCAGATGCGCCCACAGCCAGCCGGTGGCGGTATTATCAAGCGCACTTGGTGGGAACCATACGATGGGGCTAACTTCCCGGATATGGAAATAACAATCGGATCCCTCGATCTGGCTTACACCACAAAGAAAGAGAACGACTTCTCAGCCATGACCTGCTGGGGCGTTTGGCGTGATTCGGGAACAACAACAGCTATTGTTAATCGTGATCATCAGGGGACGGTGACGAGCCGTATCCAAAAGTCTGATCAGGGTGCTGACGTGCCCAAGATCATGTTGACCAATGCATGGAAGGAACGGTTAGAATTTCACGATCTGGTTGCTAAGGTTATAACTACGGCCCGCGAATCAAAGCTGGATGTCCTATTGGTCGAGGCCAAAGGTCCGGGCATTAGTGTGGCTCAGGAGATTAGGCGTCTGGTCGGTATTGAGGAATTTAGCGTCCGTGAGATTAGCCCGAATGATCTTGATAAGGTGGCCCGCCTATATGCAGTTCAGCATCTATTCGCTGAGGGGCTAGTTCATGCGCCTACTAAGGCCGGTGATCCTGATTCGTTCCGTGTGTGGGCTGACATGGTGATTACTGAGGTTGAATCATTTCCAAAAGGCATTCATGACGATTTGGTGGATACCGTTAGCCAAGCAATTAACTTCATGCGTCGATCTGGTATGATCCAGCGTGGTGCTGAACGCACATTTGAATTAAGTGAAAGCCAAAAATTTACTGGGAATAATGATAGCTTGCCATTGTATCCATCGTAGTCTTTAGTTATTATGATGGCACCATTAAAAAGGAGTAACGCAATGGAAAAATATAAAATTAGTAAAAATGTACCGCTTCCAAAGCCATCACGTTTATCAAACAGTTTTCCTTGGGATGATATGGAGGTTGGTGACAGCTTCTTTGTGCCTGTTAATGACGTCGCATCGCTTGGTAGCATTCGCCAAACAGTATATTTTAGCAATCGTAAGCGTAATCCTAAAGCGTTTCGTGTTGTGTTTGATGATGCCAATCATGATGTTGGCTATCGCATTTTTCGTACCAAGTGAGGATATGATGGGTAAACATATTTGGAATGTTATGTTGAAGAATGGTGCCTGTTTGCAGGTCATTGCTGATCGTTTGCAAGTTGACTGGCAGGGAGCGTCTTTCTCTCGTTTTGAAAAAACTCCTGAAGGCTTATCAAAATGGGATGATTATGTTGTTGGCTTCATCCCGTCTGAGCGCATCTTCTCGATTGTTGTCGTGGATGAGGGCGACGTGTTCACTGTGATTGAGGAAGCAAAATAATGGATAGCCAGAGGATCATTGTGGACCCCGATATTGAGGTTCAGTACCAATCAGTTATCAGTCGGCTTAATGATGATCTTCTGGCTGCCAATATGCGTGCTAATTGGGCGATTGATCAAATTGGAAAGTACGTCAAAGAGGTTGACTTCCTTACTCAAGAACTTTACAATGAACGCAACATTAAAGGAAATCGTGATGACCGTTGATCTCAAAGAACACATGGAAAAGAAGAAGCAAAGCAAACACATTAAAGCGTACAACGACATTGGTAAGGCGGTTGATGGCATGACCATTGGCACAGTGCTGCATATATTGGCGTCCTTCACGTCATCGGTATTGAGCAACATGAACGAACCAGATCGCAGCAAAGCAGCAATGGTGTTTTCATCTGTGATTATTGATGGCTTAAATGAGCCTATGCAATAGAACTAGGAAGAAGGGTTGTGAAAAGTTAGTGTTTCTAAGTGGATGCATCAAAGCCCCAAGCCAGTGCACAAAAATTATGGCCGAAGTAGGCTCGCCAAAAGATACTGCAATTCTAGACACCTGCAGGTGAGACGAGCTAGATAGTTGGTGCATCCTCCTAGAAACATTACGAAAGGAAACAAAATGAAAAACGCAATTTTAAGTGCTGTGCTGATTTTCATCAGCTACTGGATCGCCAATACCATGCCAACAGAGGCTAACGCATTGTTGGTGTGGTTATCCATTATGTGTCTTATTTCCGGAATTTTGGGCGTGATGGCTGGAGTTTCGGCGGTGTGTGATCTGTAATGAAAACCCTCAGCCGACAGAAAAAGCCAAAGGCTATTGCGGGATGGTTCTGACATGAGCGGTGGCGTAATGGATTATAAACCTCATCAAGCTGGCAAGTACATCACCCCCCTTAACAATCCACGCTGTAAGGTGCGGGTTAAACGGGTGAAATCAGTTTCGGAGCAAGATGATAACAAACGCTTTAAAAAATTTAAAAATTATAACAACCTTGGAATGCCAAAATGACTGACTACACAAATTATGTGACACCTGAAGAGGCACAAACAAAATGGTGTCCAATACAAAACCCTCCGCAAGCATGTGTTGGAAAAGAATGCATGGCTTGGCGGTGGCGATTGATGAGATACGAAGAAGATAAGAACCCCGAAACTGACTCGTGGCCTGCTATTTACAGCACAACCCACGGCTATTGTGGGATGGTGCGGATATGAGTGATTTAAACCGTTTAGCTGATTTGATTTTATTCGGCATTAGAAGCGCACAAGTTAAACTTGAAGAAGTGTCCAACTGCTTAAGTGTAATGCCCAACAGTCTTTGGCAATATAATGGATGGCAACCAATAGAAACAGCGCCAAAAGATCATTGGGTATTAGTATATGAACCCGGCTGGCATCTTATGGTAGCCAAATGGATTTACGATGACCAATGGCGGTATGCTAAGGGTGACGATGGCGTTTATTTAACTTGCCGCCCCACCCATTGGATGGAATTACCGGAGGCACCAGAATGAAAACCCTAATCCGATACGACCGCGAACCACACAACGTCTGGGCGCTGTGGGAAGACGAGGATGGCCACAGGTGGTATGAGCATATTGTCATTAATGGGGAGGTGCAGTGGTGATGGATATTGAATCGGTTATTAAGTTCAAAATGATCGTGCTTTCAATTGCATGGTTATCGCTTTCACCGTTTGTCATGTTGACCACAAATCAAGAATTTACACTTAAGACAACGGCGATTTGCCTCGCTCCTGCGATTATTTTTGCAACGTGGTTTATGGTCTTTTATTGGGGGTGAGTGATGGACATTCAAGTTGATTTTGCAACCAACACAATTTTTGCCATTTTTACAAATGGTAAAAAAATAACTTTGAATTTCATCGGAATGACTTTGAGTGAAATAAAAAACAAATATATGAGGGTATGATGGATATTGTTGAACGACTGCGAATTGGCACGGGCGATGGTCTTCGCGCGTACGACTGGATGAATGAAGCCGCCGACGAGATTGATTTGTTGCGGCAATATAAATCAGAACTTGAAGATGCGATTGCATCAAACAATCCAACTGAAATATTTAATAAATCTGCTCGTTTGGAAGGTTTGTTGACTGCACTGAAGGAGAAAGAGTGATGGATATTGTTGAAAAAATAACGCAAATGATGATCCGTTGCGGACTGGCGACGGGGCACGGGGACGCCATTGACGATTTGCTTTTTGAATTGGAAAAGCAAATCAAAAATACATCAAACGCGTTTAGCGATGCGCGGAAAGAGATTGAGCGGTTGCGGGAGGCGTTAAAACTTGAACGGCAATTAAAGGACTATGCTTTACGCGCTTTTAATGAGGCCCGTTCCGCCCTTCAGCAAAAGGAGAGTGAGTGATGAGTTTGCTAGATGATTATGCAAAGACTGTTGTAGATCAGGGAGATAAAATCAAAGCGCAAGCCGACGAGATTGAGCAGTTGCGGGAGGCGTTGCAGACAATAGCCGACAATGAAGTTGCGGAATATCCAGAAGTTGATATGATTCGTGATTTTGCATCTGCCAAATTAAAGGGGTTTAAGTAATGGACATTGTTAAAAGGTTACGCCAGCCGATAAATGAAAAAAAGGATTACTTTCTGTCTCAATGGCCGAATGAAGATGCGCATGTCCTTGATGCTGTTAGGTTTAAGGGGGCTGATGAAATTGAGAGATTGCGAGAAGCGTTGGAAGAAATAATGTATTATGACGTTGCGTGGCACTCAGAAGAAGTTGGAACAGTTGATGGTCCGTGCGCCGCTCTTGCCCGTTCCGCCCTTCAACAAAAGGAGAGTGAGTGATGATGGCTCTTGGGTTTTTTGCGGCTGTTATGGGTTTTTTGTGGGCGATGATTGCAACAGGAGGTGAGTGATGATCACGACAACCTTGAACCGTATCCGTGAACATTCACCAAGTCCGTACGGCTGGACGAAATTACTGAATGGCCTTGGTAAAACAAAAGCCGACGACGAACCATTGCCGTTTGCAACAATCCTCGAGATTAACGGACTTCATGATGCTCTCTGGTGCTGTCGTGTTGAGCCGCAATACGCGAAAGAATGGCGGTTGTTTGCAGTGACCTGTGCCCGACGTGTGGAGCACCTGAACCCTGATCCGCGGCTTAAGAACGTAATTGACGTTGCAGAGAGGTACGCAAACGGACAAGCGACGGATGGAGCATTGATTGCCGCACGGAACGCCGCAATGGACGCCGCATGGTCCGCCGCAAGGGGTGCCACAAGGTACGCCGCCGCCGCCGCAGTGGACTCCGCATGGGCCTCAGGGGACGCTGAACGGGCCGCCGCACGGGCCGTCGCATGGGCCGCAGAGTACGCCGCAGACGCCGCCGCATCGGACGCTGAACATGAATGGCAAACGCAAGAATTTCTGCGCGTCATTACAGAAACAGAGTGACGCCAACAAAAGGAGAGTAAGTGATGGATTACGAATTTGGAATGGAAAAGGCCTTTATTGTCACAACCGCTGACATGCTTGAAATTGCAGCGAGCGGCGGAAACGGCAGTGAATATGTCGATATTGTTGGTTTGATGGAAAATGCTGCGAAGGAGTTAAGAGAAAAAGACGCCGAAATTGAGCGGTTGCGGGAGTCGGCTTTAGAAATTGTTTATCAAATTGGACAAGGCGACTATGTGGCGGCAATGGATATTGCAGCAAAAATTGCCGAAGCCGCCGTTCAACAAAAGGAGAGTGAGTGATGATGGCTCTTGGGTTTTTTGCGGCTGTTATGGGTTTTTTGTGGGCGATGATTGCAACAGGAGGTGAGTGATGGATATTGCTGAAAAGATGGCTTCTGATATTGCATTAAATATGAATGGCGGAGAATGGAAAGATGGAAAATGGTATAGCAAATGCCACCGCGATGCGTGGATCAAGGCTGTCAAGCCATATGCCGACGAGATTGAGCGGTTGCGTGAAGAGAACGAGTACTTGAAGGCGCAAGCGATCAGCGAACAGTACAAGGCTGAGTCTGAGGGCGAAGAGCGCGGATATCGCATGGGCTATGTGGACGGCCACTCTGATGGTGCTGAAAGCGAATCAGAAGCATTTCGGAGGGGTTACGATGAGGGGCTTTCTGATGGTATGGGGATTGAGTAATGAGCAAGAAACCTGAAGGGCCAATCTTTATCGACCATGCAAATGCTTTGTTAAATCAGATGGCAATCTCCGATCTTGTTAAGCTCACGAACATCCTGCTTAACCGTCTTACAGAACGAGATTTAGCAGAAGTATTTTACGATCTTGGATATGAGATTGAAATATCACTTAAACGAAAGGAAAACGGGTGATGGATAAAGAAGAACAAGGCCACTGGGATCACGCTTTAATGGTCAGTAAGTTGACTGACGAGATTGAGCGGTTGCAGAATGTTAACAAAGCGCAGGCTAAATGGTTATACGATGAACAACAAGCACATAAGGCTTTAAGGGATAAAGTTCGCCAGTGGTTAAGGGATGATAATCCCGACATACTAAAGGAAACTGAGTAATGATTTTACCAGCTCAAACAATCCGCAAACTACAACCTATTCAGCCCTTTCACGAGCGCACCATCATAAATGGAATGTCTTATGGCCTGTCTCACGCGGGTTATGATGTTCGAATTGCGGAGGATGTTTGCTTGTATAATGGCGGATTTAGTTTAGCATCGACGATTGAGTATTTTGATATGCCACATGATTTAGTGGCAATGGTCCATGACAAATCCACATGGGCTAGGCGCGGTCTTTCACTATTCAATACAGTCATAGAGCCGGGTTGGAATGGCTTCCTAACGCTTGAATTGGTGAACAATTGTAATGAAATTCTTAGGATTGAAGCTGGTTCACCTATTGCTCAGATTGTGTTCATGCGCCTCGAAGAGCCGACCGAATCACCATACACCGGCAAATACCAAAACCAAGAAGCCGGGCCGCAAGCTGCACGAAATGAATAACAGCATATTTTCCTTGTCATTAAACTGAACGACGTTCAAAGTATCTTTTGCAAGTTCATTAATCGTGGAGCGTAAAATGGCACTGACCGCCGATACCATTTCAATCGACTTTTCGTTTGGGATGCTACCAAAAGTTTTGTTCACAACCTATACAATTGACACAGGAGACAAGGAAATGTCTTGGAATTACCGCGTTGTTTATGATCCAATCGTGTCTGCTCTGGATGACATTGGTGAGTACGCTATTCGTGAAGTGTTTTATAATGATTCTGGCGAGATTGCATTTTGGAGCGGTGAAGCTGCTACTCCAAACGCCGAATCATATGAGGAGCTTCAAGAGGAGTTAGCCAAGTTTCAGGAGGCATTTACGCTTCCTTGCCTAATGGCATTGACCGATGAAGAGACTGGCAAAGAAATGCTAGTTGAGTGGGTTGAAGAGTCTAATGAAGACGTTGACATCGCCGATAACGACGAATAATAGAGGCAACCCCCAGCGAGCAGCACTTGCTGGGGGACCACTAATTTAGGTTGGCCTTGTCTTTTTTTGTGTTCTGGCTTGGTCGCGCGGCTAATTGTCCGCTTGTTGTAAACACAATGCTGCAACGCTGTACGGGGGCGTGGCTTAAGATAATGTCTTGTGGGGTCACTATCCTGCTTACATAGCCCGTACTTTTTTACATAATGTATTCGCCACGAAACACCGGACGACCGCGAATCATTTCGCATAGTTCTGGCGGCATTAGATTGCCATCTTCATCAAAACTGATGACTGCAAATCCCATCTGAGAACGGCTAGGCGAGCCTTCAGCGTACTGGAACTGTGGGCCGAAGGGATCCGCCAGTGTTCCGGTCTCAATGCCCCACCGTGAGCCGTTTCTGTCCCGCATGGCGGTCATCTGTAGCTGGTGGGTGTGCCCCGTAATCATGCTAATCCCACCGTGAAGGGCGTTGTTCCAGCCTGCATGGATGCCGCCCCGGAAGCGATGCCTGATTTCAACGGTTCCGTTAAGTTCAAATGCCCAAGCAATTTCCCAATCGGTGAAATGCTCTTGGAGGGACAGGATATATCCATCAAGTTCGTTAGCGTTGGCTGCAATGTAATTGTCGATTCGGGTATCGTGATTTCCCATTGTCCAGAGACGGTGTTTGGTCTTGGGCAACATTTTAAGCCACTTTTTAGCAGTCTCAATTTCCTTCTCAATCTTTGGTGCTTTGCTGCCACGCACTGATGGATGGCGTGATACTCTAGCGCCATCGATAACATCGCCGTTCAGAATAATTCCATCTGGCTTGAGAGACTTACATACTTTTACAAATGCTTTATAGATCAGGGGAGGATCGCCGTCCCAAATATGAAGGTCTGAACCGATTACCCAACGTGTATTGGGTACTTCTTTGGTTATCATTCGAGGATAGTTCCACCGACCATTAATGTTTGCGTCGGGAGATCCATTGGGAAAACGTGCTCTTGCGCGTTCTAATCTGCTATTAAATGTATTTCTTGGGATGTTTAGGGATCTAGCTGCGCCAGATATGTTATTTCCGCAACTTTCATAAACACGAAGGGTTTCAATCATTAGCTCAGTGCTAATTGAAGGCGTTGGCATTGTGTGTTCTCCAGTTTCGTTGTGGCAAACTAGGTCCGCTATGTGTCGCTTTTATATCTTTCTGTTAAAATAGTCCAATAATGATAGCAAATGTGGTTAATCTATAGGGGTTTAAATGGTTCGAACCGGTAATTTTAGGTATGTTCCTTATGAACAAATCGACGAATATCACTTTAAAGGCTGGACGATTGTTGGATATTTAGGCGTTCATTCAGTGCTAATGTGGACATGCGATTGTTGTAATTGACACAAAACATGAACGATGTATTATGAAAAAAGATGCCCCGCCGGAGACTAGCTCAACAGCGGGGCTATCTGAACCAAACATGTTCTTGGCGGAGCATGGTTCAGACAGGGCGAAACTTAAACTCTTCCCCTCGTTTGGTCAATCATCGCCACGGACATTTTGGGCCTCTAGTTAAAACGGGGACATCCGGGTATCGGTAAACGGCGGGCCACTAGAGTTATGGGATACCGTGGGAATGCGTCCATATCCCAACCGCAGCCCTTAGGCACGAAGCGGGGACGCCAAAGGTTATGGAAGCCTTTGAGAAGTAGCGTGTCTGTTGTCAGGGACCATCTTGCCTGACAACCCTCTGAAGCGACGGCGGCTCCGCTGGACAGCAACAGTTGTGGGACCACCCAGTCACAATTGGCTGGGAATGGTCACCCTTGCCTCCTTGCTCTGGCTCACCACTGGACAGTAAGTAATATTATATAGATATAATATATGTAAAAGGCGGCTTTCATGGATGCGATTATACAGCAATATAAACTGGCTTTGGGCACATTATTGATCGCTGTTGATGACGATTGGTCAAAATCTAAAGCTGCAATGGCTGCAAGAAGATTGGTTTCTCGTGATGATATGACAGCAGCAGCTATATTTTCCAACAACCTTGATCTTCGCAACACAGTCAAATCATTGAAAGAAAGCAATAAAATATTGAATAAACGGGTAAAAGAACTGGAAAAATTGGTTTCGTTGCATGAAGTCGCCGATTAGCTTATAGTGCGTTATCATTTGTGAGGTTTACCAATGGCTTTAGTTCCCGGCTTGTCGCCTAATATTCGTCTTGACGATCCAAATCCCCAGCAGCCCCAACCTGCCGATGGCATGGATATTGTTGTGGAAATGGCGGGTAACGATGAAACTGATAAGCCTGAAATGGATATGGATGGCAATGTTCTTCGTATTGAGCACCCAGATGGTACTATTAGCGTATCATTAAATGGCGAGCCGATTGAAAAAGCCGGTAAGAAAACGCAAGAAGGCTGGTTTGCTAATTTGGCCGATGAAATTGAAGATCAAGAACTTAGCCGCATCGTTGATGACTTAACGCGGGGTATTTCAAATGACCTTACCAGCCGTGAAGAGTGGATACAGGAGCGGGCTCAGGGAATTAAACTTCTTGGCCTCAAGATTGAGCTCCCCGGACTTCAAGGAACCCCTGACGGTGCTCCGGTGGAAGGAATGTCAAAGGTTCGCCATCCCCTGCTGCTTGAAGCTGTGCTGCGCTTTCAAGCAAATGCAAGGTCAGAGCTACTTCCAACAGATGGGCCTATAAAGATTAGGGATGATTCGACACATGGATCGCCGAATCGCGATACTATGGCTAACGCTCTTGAGAAGGATATGAACCACTATCTGACTGCGGTAGCTAAAGAGTATTACCCAGATACGGATAAAATGCTTCTTTTGCTGGGCTTTGGTGGAACAGCATTTAAGAAAATTTACTATTGCCCGCTTCGTAACCGTCCAGTTTCCGAATCAATCGACGCTGACGATTTGATCGTTAATAACTCAGCAACCGATTTAGATGGTGCTCGCCGTATCACTCACCGTATCTATATGCGTCCGTCCGTTGTGAAACGTATGCAGATCATTGGCGCATACCGTGATATTGAACTGAACGATGCTAAACAACCAACGCTTGATGCCGTTCAGATGGAAAAGAACGCGCAGCAAGGCATCGCTCAGTCAACATTTAGTGTTGATGACCGCGATCGTGAAATTTACGAATGCTATTGTGAATTGAACATTAAAGGTTTTGAACACAAATTAGAGGGTGCTGAAACCGGATTAGAGGTTCCATACCGTGTTACAATTGACGTGTCTTCTAAGCAAGTCCTGTCCATTGTCCGCAACTACGATGAGGACACGGAAGATTTACCGGAAGCCCGTAAGAACTTTGTAAAATATACGTTTGTTCCCGGCTTTGGCTTCTATGATATCGGATTGCTACATATCCTTGGTAATACCACCAATGCGGTAACGGCTGCGTGGCGAGAATTGCTCGATGCCGGTATGTACGCCAACTTCCCCGGCTTTTTGTATGCTAAACAATCTGGCAGACAGAACAGCAACATCTTCCGCGTTCCTCCGGGCGGCGGTGCTCAAATCGACACTGGCGGTATGCCAATCAATCAAGCAATTATGCCCCTTCCATATAAAGAGCCGTCAGCCGCACTTGGTTCTTTGGTTGAAAGCATGGCGCAATATGGCCAGCGTTTGGGAGGAACATCTGAAGTAGCAGTTGGTGAGGGGCGTTCTGATGCGCCGGTCGGAACCACAATCGCATTGATTGAACAGTCAGTTAAGGTTCTTAATTCTGTTCACAAGCGTATGCACGCGGCTCAGGCTGATGAATTTCAGTTGCTGGCTAAGTGCTTCAAAGAAAATCCCGAATCATTCTGGCAGCGTAACCGCAAGCCTAATATTCCATGGGATGAACAACAATTCCTTCAGGCACTTGAAGACTTCGATATGGTTCCACAGGCCGATCCTAACACGTCATCGAGTAGCCAGCGCATTATGAAGACGGCGGCTTTAGTGCAAATGGCAACGGCTGACCCATCGGGCTTCAATCTTCCAGAAGTTCGCAAGGAAGCACTTTCAACGATTGGTTGGGAAAGCCCAGAACGGTTCTTAGCTCCCCCAGTTCCTCCGCAGCCTAATCCAATGGATCAGGCAAAGATGATTGATTCGCAGGCTAAGATGTTGACGGCCCAAGCTAAAATGGCTGAAGCTCAACACACAGTTCAAGGCGGAGATAAAGCCCAGCAAAATCCGCAAGATATGCAGCTTAAAATGATGGCTGCACAAAATCAGGCGGATGAAATTAAACAGAAGTCTGCCGATAGCCAGATTGATGCCATTAATCGTCAACGTGACCGTGAGAGCCGTGAGCGTCTGGCAGCAGTTAAGCTAGCTGAAGAAGTTATGAAGAACCCAATGGACGGTATGCAAGTGGTTAATCAGATGCTTGATCCAAATATGATCCAGCGTCTGGAAGCCAACGAACAACCGGAGGGGAAACTGCAATAAAAGGGTTGATTATGACGTTTTGACTTGCAATTATGATGGCACTTGGACCGCTGCGGCGGCGAGTGGCTGTAAGATGGTCTTACAGTTAGTCATCGGGCATAATCTTTGCGGGTTCTGTTCGGTCTCCAAGTCTTCTTGAGTTGTTTTCCCTGACTTGGCCCGTTTCTTATCTCCGTGGGAGACGGGCATTTTTCAAGGCTAAGTTATTGATTGAATTGATTAGACAATACGGCGCAGTAATTGAAGTTGGTGTTGGAGTTAGCTGGTTTAGTGGGTTATCCTACTTGGCCCACAAAGCTGCAATCATGTTGGTTGGCAAATAGTCCAATATATCGTAAGATGTTATCATTCTAGGAGTGATAGCAGATGCCTGTTTACCAAGACGATGACATTTCAAAAGCTGTATCGGCTGCTCGTCAACCAAATTTGGTGACTGAGGATGATGTAGCTGGAACATGGTCGCCTCGTTCTAATCCAACACAAGGACAAACGGTAAATTCATATTCTCCGGCTACTGAGGTTGCTCCTAAAAATTTTATGGAGAAATTGCCGGGCGTTCTTTATAATCATTTTGTTGACCCAATGGTAAAGGCTGTGACTGCACCGGGTCGCGTTTATCGCGGTGAAGTTCCAGAAGATCAAATGATTGACGAAGCCAAGAATATGGCCGGTCAAGTAATGTTGGGAAGTTTTGGTGTAGGAGTTCCATCAGCCTTAAGAGAAGGCATTGACCCAAATGTTCTGCGTACGTTTGCTGGTCCGGCATCAAAAACCGCTGATATATACGCTCAAAGAAAAGCGGGATTATTAAAAGACGTTTATAATGCAAGTCCTGAAGATATTTGGCGTCAAACAAAATGGATGCAAGACCCCGCTAAATTAAATTGGATGTATGAAATTAAAGACCCAAGTTTTGCTGAAGCAATTGGTTCTAATCTTGTTGATGAAAAAGGATATGAGCAAGCAAGCAAAGATTGGGTAAATTTAATACCCAAAAGAAAAGATGCAACAGAAATTGCAGGTGATTATTACGAGCAATATTTAGGGTTGCCTCGTTCTAAAATGTTTACAGGTCAAAATACAGAGTTGGATAATCAAGCACTTGCATTTGCAAGAGCATATCCAGACACATCATCTATCAAACTGGGTAATTTAATTAATCATTCAGAACTTTTTTCAGCATATCCTGAATTGGCTGAAATGCCTATTTACAAAGAAAATAGAACAGCGGGATTATTTGGATCGTATAACCCAGAATTTCATGAAATTACAGTGGGCGGAACGGATGAATTTTATCGTCCTCAAAACTCCCATGATACCTATTCTACATTATTACATGAAATTAATCATGCCATTTCACACAGAGAGGGTCGGCCAGTTGGTGGCAATCCTCAATATGCTAATCAATTGCAAGGTACCATAATAGATAAAAAACTTGGTTTATTAAATGATCAAATTGATGATATTAATAATCAATTATCAAAAATTGATAAGTCATCAAAAGAAGCAGAAGATTTAACGCAACAAAAATGGAATATTGTTGATAGAAAAAAAGAATTAATAAATAGTTTTGTAAAACCGTATGAAGCATATCAAAGATTACAAGATGAAGTATTGTCACGTCTTGTTCAAAAAAGGCACGGTTTACTAGCATCTGATGTATATTTTCCTTTATCTGAAAACCCGAAAGAATTTGGTATGGACCGTCCAGTTTCACAACAGTTAATACATGATGATTGGGGATTTCCTCATTGGGGGAAGGCTTCTGGCGGTCGGACATTAGGCAACAACGCCATAGACAACGCATTACGTCTTGCCACTGGCGGCAGAGCGCATTTTGGTTTTGGTGGCGATACCGAATCAGAAGGTTCAAGTCCTGAGCGCGGTGAAACGGGAACTGTTTCTGCTGGACGATCTGCTGATTCATTTCAAGGTGATCCTCGTGGTAATGAACGAGGGTTTGCAGATAGATCCGGTCAAGGTTCAGACGCACAAGTGGGTGCTGGATTAGGGGCTGATCAGCCGTCTTCAAGAGGTTTAAATCCACGCGGTGATGAAGGTATGATGCCTGATACGTCTCCGGGCTGGTCAGGTATTTCAAACGCTCGCCAAAAAATGTTGGATGATATTCTTAACCACACAACTCAAGTTGAAACTGGATCGGTTCCTTCTGCTTATAACAAAAAATCGGGAGCATTTGGCGCATATCAATTAATGCCTAAAACTGCATTAGATGTACTTGGCAAATCATTCCCTGATTTAACAACTCGTCCATCTGTTGCTACTCAAAACCCAGCAGATGTTGCTATGGGAATGCCGTTTAATCCAAATCCGGTTCCTTTAACTAAAGAAGAACAGCTTCGTGAAGTTACGATGAACCCTGATTTACAGAAACAGATTGCTCAAAATTTAACTGCGCAAAATATGATTGCTTTAGGTCCAAGATTTTCAAGTTCGGGAGATGTTTATACCGCCCATTTGCTTGGCGCAGGTGATGCTTTAAAAGTTTTAAACTCTGATCCTAATACACCGCTTGAACAAACTGGCATTGATCCAAGGGCTATTGAGGCCAATAGATTAAATGGTTTAACTGCGGGACAACTTTTAGCTCGCAATGAAAGTAAGATGACCGCTCCCATTCCGGGCAATGAAGCTGTCACAGTTGGCGGGCGTGGATTAGTTGCCGGTAACGATTCAATTAATTCTGGTGCAAGAATTTTGGATGCTTATAGCCCTGACGCCATTTCAAAAGCAAAAGCAGCGGCATCGGATCAATATACTTCTGTTGGAAATGATTGGTCAAAAGGTTCATTTAAGGGAGATACGGCCAACGTCGCTGAAAAAGAACGGTTGTACAATGCTGGCAACCCAATTTTGGGTGCCGGCGTGGCAAATACTGTCACGGGTGATTCGGTTGAGTCTTATGCAGCTAAGTTTGGTATTGATCCAAGCCAAGTTCAGTCTCGCATTACAAATATGAATGGCATCCCTCAAGTCGAATTGTACTCAAAAGACTTGGGCGAGAAGTTCGGCGAAGCTCTTGGTGCCATCTCCAAAGATGTCGGCAGTATGTTCGGATCAAAGCAGAATTACGATCCATTGACTGGACAATATCGTCCCGAAATGTCCTCCTCTGTTGGCCGTGATACATCAGATTCTGGTCAAGTGCGGGGAAGTGACAATCGCGGCGCGTATTACAATCCTCAAATTCAAGAAGCCAGAAATACGGCGATGGGAATGTTTTCTCGCAGGACTGCTCCATATATGTCGGAGCTTGGGGCGTACAATCAGCAACTTCCAAGTGTTACTGGAGAGACGGCTGAACAATGGGCCGCTGCCAATACTGGCGGTGATTTGTCAAAGGTTCATGGTCGCATTAAGTATGTGAATGGTGCTCCTAGGCTAGAATACTTCACTCAATAAAGTTAGATTGTACAAATACTAAAACTGCGCTATTATTCGCCGTACCTGTCAGGAGTTGCCCATGTCTGAACTTGCTAAAACATCGCGCGAAGCAATGCGTGCTAAGGCTAAACGCCTTACATCTGGCGAACCANACGCCAAAGTTGACTCTTCAACTTGGACGCCACCTGAGATGGAAAACGCTGGTGTTAAGACTGGCGCTAGGCCAATTAGCAAGCGTCAGTACAAGTCTGGCGGTAAGGTTCATGGTGCAAACGCCAAGAAGCGCGGCGACCGTATGGCCCGCAAATCTGGTGGCAAGGTAGAGAGCGAAGACCGTTCGAAGCGGTATTTGACACCTGACAATTTAATTAATCGTGATGTTCGCATGGCTAACGAAGAGCGCAAGGGCATTAAGCATGTCGGCGCTTTCAAGAAGGGCGGTCGCATTCATAAGGAAGGCGGCGGCGAGGCCGATGACGCTATTGCAAAGGCACTTCGTCAGGCTGAGATTGAAGACAACATGAAGAACCGTGGCATTCCAGCCCGCGTTCCGTTGCCACCACGTCGTCCAGTTGTTGTTGTTCCACAGCCTAGAGAACGTATTCCTCTAGGCGCAAGCCCAACTTTCAAGAAGGGTGGCGCTGCGAAGCATGATGATGTCGCTGAAGACAAGAAACTCATCAAGAAGATGGTTAAGACATCTGCGATGAAACGTGATGAGCATTGCTGGGGCGGTGAAGCCAAGAAAAAGAAAGCTGACGGCGGAAAAATTGATTGGCTCCGCAAGAAGCACGCTAGCGGTGGCGAAGTATTCTCAGGCGATTCGCTTAAAAAGGTTCCGGGTGTTGTTCCGGGCGGTCGCAATGCTCACAAGCGTGGTGGCAAGGCCAAGGGCAAGACGCACATTAATATCAATGTGAACGCTCATCCTGCTGGTATGCCTATGGCTGGCGGACCAATGGGTGGTGCTCCTATGATGCCTCCACGTCCTCCAATGGCTCCCCCAATGGCTCCTCCTGCTGGTGGCCCTCCAATGGGCGGTGGTCAGCAGATTGATCCGGCAATGCTTGCAATGTTGGCCAAGGGCGGCGCTGGTGGCCCTCCACAGATGCCTCCGCAGGGTATGCCAATGGCTCGCAAGTCTGGTGGCCGTGCAATGGGCAAGCCAGAACATATTATTGATCATGCCGCTGGTGGTGGTCTTGGCCGCCTTGAGAAGATCAAGGCATACGGTCACAACGCATAATCTTTGGTTCCTCCCCCAAAGACAAACTAGGCCGGGGCTTAATTGCTCCGGTCTTTTTTTTGTTTAAAATCATTGGGACATTACAATCATTGCAAACAATTAGTTTAAGAACGGTATTATGTTACCGTTTATGGCACAGACATATTCAGACAGGTTTGCCCGAATACTTGCTCAGTTGATTGATGAAACAATTGCTGAGGAGATTGATCATATGGGCAAGGGAATGATCGATAGCATCACGGACTACAAGTACCGCGCTGGGGTCATTTACGGATTGCGAAAGGTTATCGACCTTATGGATGAGGCCGAAGCCATTAATAACGGTAAAGAGAGGAATTAATAATGCCATATATGCGCATGGAACACGATGTTGACCCTAAAAAAAAGATTTTGGATGAAATTGGGGACGTAAACGATATTGGCGTTTTCAATAATCAAATTTTGGTAGCGATCTATATGCGGCCAGAAAAGACAAAAAGCGGAATCCTTCTTTCTGGCAACACGCGGGATGAAGACCGGTATCAGGGCAAGGTTGGCCTTGTCTTGAAGAAGGGTGCGACTGCTTTTGTTGACCCTGATCATAAGTGGTTCGTTGATACGAATGTTAATGTTGGCGATTGGGTTTATTTCCGCGTCACTGATGGCTGGTCAATCAATGTGCACGGCGTCTCATGCCGTATGCTTGAAGACACTGACGTTCGTGGCAGCACCGAATATCCTGACGCTATTTGGTAAGAGGTTGATATGACTGAAGAAGTAGAAGTTCAGCCGGAAGTTGAAGACAAGATTGAAGTTGTCAACGATGATAATGCTCCGGTAAAGGTAGAAAAAGCTGAAGAAAAAGATGAGATTACGCCTGAAGAGGGCATTAATCATCTTAAAAAACAGCTTGAAGATGAGCGTAAGGCACGCGCTGAAGCAGATCGACGTGCTCATGAGGCCCAACAGGTTGCTCAACGGGCGCAGCGTGACGTTCAAGACGGCGATTATCAGCTAATTGTCAGTGCTATTGATAAAGCAAAGAGCAATTCAGAGCTTTTGAAGAATGCTTACGCTGAAACTATGGCGGCTGGTGACTATCGCAAGGCNGCTGATATTCATGAGGCGCTNGCACTTAATGCAAACAAGCTCGCAACGCTTGAAAATGGTAAGTCTGCTTTAGAAAGTAAGCTAAGGCAGCCAGTTCAACCGGTTGAAAACGATCCTGTTGAGAAATTTGCATCCGTTCTTACGCCTCGTTCGGCTGATTGGATTAGAAGTAATCCTGATTATGCCCGCGATCCGAAGAAATACGATGCAATGGTTCGCGCACATAACCACGCAATGGGTGAGGGATACATTCCTGACACAGATGCTTACTTCCAGCACGTTGAAATGCGTCTTGGATTGCGTCGTGCACCTGAAACTGAAGTTGAAGATGATGTTGTATCGGCTGCGGCAGCGCCAGTTCAGAAAAGAACGGCTGCACCGGCTGCCCCAACTACCCGCATGGCATCAAACTCATCTGGCAAACCAACAACTGTTCGATTGACACCAGAACAGCGTGAAATGGCATCNATGATGGGCATGTCGCCTGAAGATTACGCAAAAAACATGGTTTCGCTNAAGCGCGAAGGCCGTTTAAACTAAGGATATGATTATGACTGAAGAAAATAAGTACAAGGTTGAGAAATCACCCGCACGTCCCGCTGTTCGTGAGGCAATTCGTGATGAAGACCCCCGTGAACGTGCCGCTCGTCGTGCGGAACAGATTCGCAATCAGCGTGGCGGACTTGATAGTGATGGTATTGATGAGTTTTATGTCGATCCATCCATTGTTCCGGATGGTTGGTCTTATGAATGGAAGCGTCACACTTTCCTTGGAAAAGAAGATCCATCTTATCAGGTTCAGGTTGCCCGTGGTGGCTGGGAACCGGTTCCAGCAAGCCGTCATCCAGAGATGATGCCCTCCGGTAATTACACAATTATCGAGCGTAAGGGGCAGATTTTGATGGAGCGTCCTTTGGCATTGACAAATGAAGCGCGTGATATAGAATTGCGCCGTGCCAGAAACCAAGTTCGTGCTAAAGAAGCACAACTTAGCACTGCACCCGACGGAACAATGACGCGTGAACATGAACGTGTTCGTCCTTCGGTAAAGAAGTCGTTTGTACCTATCCCTGTCCCAGAGGATAAGTAACTAACGCACACTCGCCCTTGGGGAGGCGGGTCAAAAATTTATCTAGGTTGGCAGTGCTAGGCGCATAGCAACCTTCATCATTCAGGATTATCTGCTATGGCGAATACGCAAGCGTATTACGGCTTCTTGCAGTTTCAGGGTGGTGCTGGCGGCGCTCCTACGTTCGCTCAGTCACCCCGTCGCATTGCAAGCACCAACACCACGGCCATTTTCACTGGCGACCCGGTAATGCCGGTTGTTGGCACGGCTAATGGTTACATCACTCAGGCTTCTGCTGGCACGACTGCTCTTGCGGGCATTTTTGTTGGCTGTAAGTACCTTTCCACTTCTCAAAAGCGCGTTGTTTGGTCTTCGTATTGGCCGGGCTCTGATGCGACGGGCGACGTCGAGGCTTATGTCATCGATGATCCAAATGCACGTTTCATCGTTCAGACGAGCACGTCTGCATTCCCAATGACGGGAACTGCTACGAACATGACTTCTGGTGTTATTGGTCAAAATGCTCAGTTCACGATTGGTACTGGTTCAACGGCTACTGGCCGTTCGGGCGCTTATCTTTCGTCTATTGGCAATACCAATACTTTCCCATTCACTATCGTCGATTACGCGATTTCGTTCGGTAACGGTGGCGATCCTACGACGCAGTATTGCAACGTGGTTGTCCAGTTTAACAATGAAGTTTGGCGTTCTAACGGCGCAGTGACCGGCATCTCGTAAGGAGTAAATAATCATGGCTGTTAATCTTTCACAGATTAAAGACCTTTTGCTCCCCGGTCTCCGTG